CGATGCAATACTTAGGGCAGACCTTGCTCGGTTTGAGAAAGGCGTGGCTACTTATTGTCCTGTGCCTCTTACTCAAGGACAGTTTGACGCACTGGTATCTTTTGCTTTCAATGTAGGTTTGGGCACGCTCCAGAGGTCAACCCTGCGCCAAAAGGTGCTTCGTGGCGACATGGCTGGCGCGGCTGAAGAACTTTTGAAATATTGCATGGCAGGTGGCAAAATCCTTAAAGGGCTACAAAAAAGGCGAATTGACGAAAGAGCAGTGTTTCTTTCGTAATTGTTGCTACTAAAAGGGTTCAGGAGTATAATTTTTTCTAGGCGCATGCTGTATCAGCGGCTAATACTATTGGAGTATTTATGAGCTATACCATGACCTACGACAGTCTGCTCGTAGATGTGCGCCGTTATCTTGAGCGTGGTTTCACCCAAGAAAGCGACCAGATCGTCTACGACCAACTGCCTCGGTTGATCACGCTAGGCGAGCGCAGAATTGCGCGAGAGCTTAAAATTCAGGGGTTCATCCGAGCGGTGAGTACCCCTTTATCCGTTGGCGTGGCTGTCTATCTAAAGCCTGACAGGTGGCGAGACACAATCAGCATGACTGTCAATGGCTCGCCCATCTTTGCTCGAGCATATGAGTATTGCCGCAGTTACTGGCCTAACGAAGCCCAGACCGCCGCTCCTCAGTTCTATGCTGATTACGACTATCAGCACTGGCTGATTACCCCAACACCTGCTACAGCACAGACTCTTGAAATTCTGTACTACGAGCAACCAGCCCTTTTGGGTGATGATCTACAAACTAACTGGCTTACTGAATACGCTCCTGATGTGTTGCTGTATGCAACCTTGTTAGAGGCAACGCCGTTCCTCAAAAAGGACGAGCGCATTCAGACTTGGCAAGCCATGTATGACCGTGCGGCGCAGGCGCTCAATGGCGAAGACTTGAAGCGCATCATGGATCGCACAGCAACAAGGAGTGAAGCGTAATGCCTATCTATACAGATGTCTTTGGTGGAGCAAACATCTACCCAAGCGAGATCAGCTACAGCGCCATAACGCTGACATCTACGGATGTGACGCTGAGTTGGCCCGAGGAAACCAGCACTAACACCAATCTTGCTACCCGCATTATTGATGTGACCGCAAACACCGCAGGTCGGTCAATCTTTCTGCCTGACGCTCAAAAGAGTGGCGTTGGCAACACCATCCTGTTTAACAACCAAGGCGCAGAAACTTTTGTAGTTAAAAACGCAGGTGGAACACAAGTTGTTTCAATTGCTTCTGGCACGGTTTGGCAAGTCTATTTGACAAACAACACCACCACGAATGGTTTGTGGGAAACGCTTCAATTTGGCGCTACGGTGTCCGTTGCTAACGCATCTGCGCTTGCTGGCACTGGTATTGTTGCTGTTGGTACTTTGCTGTCTCAATCAGTACCTATTACTCAATTCAACTCCAACTACATTGCAGGTGACTCAGACCGCGCAAAAATGTATTTGTGGACTGGCTCAGGCTCAGGAACATTGACACTGCCTAGCGCCGCTTCGGTTGGTAATAACTGGTTTATGTACTTGCGTAACGCAGGTGGTGGTCAGGTTACTCTTACACCATCTGGTGTTAACACAATTGATGGATTAGCGACAAAAGCTTACCAGCCTACTGATTCGTCTGTCATTATTTCTGATGGCACAAACTTCTACACACTTGGTTTTGGTCAGGCTTCTGTTTTTGTGTTTGACTACACAGTTATCAGCGTTGCTGGGACTGGAACCTACACTTTAGCTGGCTCAGAATTAAATCGCATTGTTTACAAATTTACAGGCGTTTTAACTGGAAACCGAACTGTGGTTGTTCCTGCGACTGTTCAGCAGTATTGGGTTGATAACGCCACAACTGGTGCATACACGCTGACTGTCAAAACTTCTGCTGGAACTGGTGCTGTTGTTAACCAAGGCTCAAGAGGTATTTATTACTGTGACGGTACTGATGTAGTTGATGCAGATACAGCAAGCGTTAGTTTCCCAATTTCAATTGCGCAAGGCGGTACAGGAGCTACCACTGCAGGAAGTGCTCTGATTAACCTTGGAGGCACTGCTGTAGGTATTCCAATTTTTGAAGCGGCGAACCAACAAGCGGCTTGGACTGCATTAGGTATTGCGCCTGCTGGTGTTGTTGTTGGTGGGACATTCTGATGCCTGAATCCACAATAGTCCTGAAATCTCTTGCTGGTATCAAGCGAGATGGTACTAGGTACGATGGTGACTTTTACATTGACGGACAGTGGGTCAGGTTTCAGCGTGGGCTTCCTCGAAAAATTGGTGGCTACCGTTCCATCAGTAAATATTTGACTGAAATTTCTCGAGGCTTTAACAGCTTTACTCAGCAGAGCTTGCAGTATTGCCATTCAGCAGGAGCGACAGCGGTTGAGCGTTTTACGATTGATTCAACTACAAACAGTTCAATCGTTACTAATCGCACACCAGTAGGAGTGGCGGCAACAGGTACAGTTACTTTGACTGGTGGTGGGGCTGGCTCAGTTAACAGCATTACCGTTAACGGGGTTACGATTACATCTAGCGGAGTTCTTTTCACAACAGATTTACCTACAACTGCTACTGCTGTTGCGGCAAATATCAACGCTTTTATTTCTACACCAAACTACACTGCTGTGGCTGTTGGCGCAGTCATTACTATTACAGCATCGAATGTTGGTCAGGCAACTAACGGGTTTGTGGTTGTGGCTAACACAACAACCATCACCACATCAGTTGTAAACATGAGTGGTGGTTTAAATGCTTTGTTTCCATCTGCTTATAACCAATGGATGTTTCAAACAGCATATGACGCATCAACCACATACAACTCAATTATTGCGCATGTAGCACCTAATTTACAGTGCGTGTGTAACGACACTGGTGGTCAGATTTTCTATGGCGATGTTTTAGGGACTGCTCCTTTGGTAGACATCCCATTGCCCGCAGGTGCTAATGCCACTGGTGGGATTGTGATGCTGTTCCCTTACCTGTTTTACTACGGCACTGCGGGTATTGTGGGTTGGTCTGTTGCTGGCGACTTCACAGACTTAAGTGGTTTAGGCTCAGGTATAGCTCGAGTATGGGGTCAAAAGATCATTAAAGGTATGCCACTGCGTGCAGGTTCTGGATCAGCGCCAGCAGGACTGTTCTGGGCTTATGACGCTGTGATCCGTGTTAATTTTACTGGTGGCACGACCGTATTCCAATTTGACACCATATCAACAGATACCTCTATCATGTCGCCTGACTGTGTGGTTGACTACGATGGTGTGTTTTTCTGGTGTGGTGTTGACCGCTTCTTGATGTTTAATGGTGTGGTGCGTGAAGTGCCTAACCAATTAAATTTGAATTATTTCTTTGACAATGTAAACCCAAACCATCGCGCTAAAGTGTTTGCATTTAAAGTACCTCACTTTGGTGAAATTTGGTGGTGCTATCCACGGGGTGACGCAACTGAATGCACACACGCCATTATTTACAATGTGCGCGAGAACTCTTGGTATGACACAGAATTGCCTGCATCAGGTCGCGCCTCTGGTGGTTATAACAATGGCTTTGCATCACCTTTGCTGACAGACTGCATTCCCACATCAAGTGGTTATCGTGTCTGGATTCACGAGCAAGGCGTTGATGCTGTTGAGGGTCAATCAACATTGCCTATCCAATCTTACTTTGAGACAGCAGACTTGTCTTCATTGCCACAGGGCAGAAACGAGTATCTGCGTATCACTGAGATTGAGCCTGACTTTATTCAGAAAGGCCCAATGACTGTGCAGGTCACAGGACGCGCTAACGCTCGAGCACCTGAAGTTTATAGCAGTCAGTTCTCATTCCCTGAGACAGCGTCAGAGCCTTACCAGCAAATTGTGATGCTCAAAGAACAACGCCGTGAGTTGCGTGTGCGCTTTGAATCTAATGCTGTGGGTGGTGATTATCAGATGGGTCAGATTATTGGACACATGGATTCTGGCGACAGGACGGTGCTTGGATGACCACAATTACTCGCCCCTCTTACATGTCGCTCCATGATTGGGCTGACCAGATTGCGCTTGATCTGGACAGCTATGGAGCGCTTAGTCGTCTTGATGGTGACGACTGGCAGAACTGGGCTATGCAGTTTTTAAACAATACATCGCTAGGTAAAAACTTTCCTTTGCCTTACGATTTTGATGATTGGCGTGACTGGGCTGAGCGTTTTGCTCAATCGCTGTCTTAATTGGAGTGACAAATGGATAAGCAACAAATTCTTGAAATTGCAAAGAACGACCCACGGTTCTCAAAGGCAGTGCTGACCCTTGAAAACCAAATTGGGGATATGCCAATTACGACAGAGGGTTTGGATGAGTTAGTCAAGTTGCTTGAGTTTGCTCTGAACAACCCTGACAAGTATCCTGAGATTGTTGCGTCCGCAGTGAAGGATGACATGGTTGAAGAGGGCGATCTGCCTGAGCAGTTTGATCCTGTGGTGATCATTTCCTTGTTGGTGCTGTTATATGGCATGCAGGAGCGCACAAAGCAAAAGGGTTACGCTAGAGGTGGTTTGGCGGCGATGGGTCGTCATGGTGATACGATGCTGGCGCACATCAACCCACGCGAAGCAGAGATGCTCAAGCGCATGGGGGGTTCAGGAACAATTAACCCGCGCACAGGTTTGCCTGAATACAAGTTTAGTCTCAAGAAATTTTTAGCGATTGCGTTGCCGATTGCGTTGGATTTCATTGTCCCCGGGGCTGGCTCCGCAATTGGCGCATCCATGGGCTTCACAGGCACAGCCGCTACCATGGCTGGTGGCGCTGTCATCGGTGGTACAACTGCCGCTCTCACTGGTGGTGACCCCCTTAAAGGTGCTATTTTGGGCGGCTTAGGCGGTGGTGCTGGTGAGTACCTTGGCTCAGCCGCAAATAGTTCTATGGGTCTGAATCTAGGCACAGCAGGACAAAACATGCTTGGCAACGCTTTAATTGGCGGTGTATCTGGCGCGGCTACTGGTCAAGGATTTTTAAAGGGCGCGGCTACTGGTGCTTTAGGCACTTATGCTGGTCAACAACTTGGTGACCTGACTGGTAACGCTTCAATTGCCGCTGGTGGTAAACAGTTTGGAAATATGCTTGCCGCTGGCTATGACCCTAAATCAGCCATTGTTGCTGGTGGTTTAACTGGTCTTGCCGCGAGCATGTCAAAGCCTGTTGAATCTAGCCGCATAGGACTCAAGCCATCTGAGGCTGTGCTTGAAGGCTTAAAATTACCTAAAGGTGGCGACTACTCTTACAGTGGCGTGCCAGAGGCTGGTATTGGTACAACTGACTTCATGACAGGCAAGATTGGGTACAAAGGCCCAGAAAACTTTGCGGTCGACTATTCCTTGACAAACCCAGCCCCTCCTATGGCTACCCAAGGATACGGTGGTCAAGACATGGGTGCTGGTCTTAACGCGCCAGCTCAGTCCCCACTTTCTCAACTCAAAACAAATGCGCCAGCGGGTGGCTCTAGTCCACTGTCAATGAAGAACGCTTTAATTGGCGCTACTTTGTTGAGCAGTTTGAGTAGCGCTCCTCCTGATGTTAAGCAGGCAGTTAGCACAATGTCGCCTGAAAAGAAAGAATACTTTAACCGCCCATCTATTCAGTGGGATTGGAACCGCATGCAACGCGATGCGAATAATGCTGGTTTAGGTTTGAGCCAATATATGGCGCAGGCGTGGCCTCAAATTACTGGGGGCGCTTATAATTTGAGCGTGCCGCGCCCCCCGGGGCTGGCTCGCGGGGGTTCCCTCTCACAGATCGCGTACATGGCTCGTGGCTCAGGCTCAGGTCGAGATGACACCATCGATGCCAAACTCTCTGATGGTGAATATGTAATGGACGCTGAAACAGTTGCACTTCTGGGGGATGGTTCCACAAAAGCTGGAGCCGAGCGCCTTGACGCAATGCGTGTCCAATTGCGAAGACAAAAAGGTCGCCAGCTTGCCAAAGGCAAATTCAGCCCTAACGCTAAATCACCTCTTGCATATCTAAAGGGAGCCATGTAATGGGAAGTCTTTTTCAAGGTTCGCCACAACTGGCGACTTCATACACCACCTCTTCCACTGAGACTCCAAAGTGGATGCAGGATGCAATTTACAATCAAATTCAGTTAGCTACAAACGTAGCTAACACGCCTTATCAGCCCTACAGTTTGCCAACTGTGGCTGAGTTGTCACCTCTACAGCAACAAGCCTACAAGCAAGTTCAAGAGCAACAAGGCGCATATAAAGGCGACATGAACTTTGCCTCTACAGGCATGAAAGGCTTTGCCAATAAAGGCACTGCTGGTGATTTGCAAGCCGCGCAAGGTCAATATTTGAGTCCAGAGTTGGCAGGTCAAAACTTAGGCGCTGGTCAAGCATATTTCAACAGAGCAGGTCAGATGGACATTGTGGGGGCAAGTCAACCTGCGCTCTCAAGAGCAATGGGTATTGATTCCGTTGGCTCTGCACAACCTTCGTTGACGCAGGCAGGCATGTCCGCTGGCAACATTATGGGTGCGGCTCAACCCTACATGAATCAAGCTGGCACATCTGCGGGTAACATCACCAGCGCGGCTCAACCTTATCTATCACAGTCTGGTCAAGCCGCAGGCAGTATTGTTGGCTCAGCTCAACCGTATTTCAATCAAGCTAATTTATCCGCTGGCAACATCATGAATGCGGCGCAACCTTCGTTGACGCAAGCAGGTTCATCTGCTGGAAACATTCTAGGTGCGGCTTTACCTTACATGAATCAGGCTGGTGCTTCTGCGGGTGATATTACTGCGGCGGCTCAACCATATCTAAATCAAGCAGGTACTTCTGCTGGCAATATCACTGGTGCGGCGCAACCTTACTTTAGTCAAGCTAGTCAAGCGGCTGGTGACATTTACAGCGCGGCTCAACCTTTTATGGGTCAGGCTGGTCAGACGACCGCACAAGCGCTTTCTGATCGTGCTTTGAATGCGGCTAACCCTTACCTCTCAGCGGCGGCTCAATCTGGTGCTGGTGGTATCAATCAGTACATGTCGCAGTATCAAGGTGGCGTTATGGACGCTATCGCTAAGCAGGCGGGACGTAATCTTAGCGAGAACTTGCTACCTAACGTGTCGGACGCTTTTATCAGAGCAGGTCAATTTGGTGGTTCACGCATGGGTGAGTTTGCAAGCCGTGCTCTGCGCGATACTCAAGAAGCTGTGTTAAACCAACAAGCTCAGTTGGCTAACCAAGGTTTTGGACAGGCTCTTGGTGCTTCTCAAGCTGACCTTGCACGCCAAGCTCAGTTGGCTGGTACAGTTGGTAGCATTTCTGGTGCAGACCTTTCTCGCGTGCTTCAGGGTGGTGCTCAGTATGGAAACCTTGCGCAGACCCAAGGTCAATTGACGGGTCAGCAAGCCGCCGCATTAGCTAATATTGGTCAAAGCCAAGGACAGCTTGCAGGTCAACAAGCTTCTGCTTTAGCTAATCTTGGACAAACGCAAGGTCAACTTGCTGGTCAAAAAGCTACTACGCTTGCTAACCTTGGACAAACCGCTGGTCAATTGACAGGCCAACAGGCTTCTTCCTTGACTAATCTTGGTCAGACACAAGGTCAGTTAATGGGTCAGCAGGCTTCCTCGCTGGCTAACTTAGGTCAGGCTCAAGGTCAGTTGACAAGTCAGCAAGCGGCGGCATTAGCCAACGTGGGTCAGACTCAAGGTCAACTTGCGGGTCAACAGGCTAACGCACTAGCTAATCTTGGTCAGACCGCTGGTCAGTTAACAGGACAACAGGCTTCTGCTTTGACTAATTTAGGTCAAACTGCTGGTCAGTTGTCAAGCCAACAACAGCAGAACCTGACAAACCTTGGTCAGACACAAGGCCAGCTTACTGCTCAACAGATGTCCCAGATGGCTAACCTTGGTCAGATGCAGACAGGTGCGGGTCAGGCTCAACAACAGTTTGGTCTTACTGCGGCTCAAGCGGCTCAGTCTGCTAAAGCTCAAGACTATCAGCGCCAGATGTCTGCGTTGCAACAAGTAGCTGGATTGTCTCAGCAAGCCCAAGGTATGGGTTATGCAGATACGGCGGCTTTGGAAGCGGCTGGCGCATCTCAGCAAGGACAGATGCAACGTCAATTGACTGCGGCAGAACAGCAGTACATTAATCAGCAGAACTATCCAAAGCAACAGCTTGATTTCTTGAACACACAGATTCGTGGCATGGCTCCAATCACACCACAAATCACAACTAATCAAGGTACATCAACAGGTGCAACATATTCGCCATCAGCGTTGCAACAACTGGCAACAGGTTTGTACACATACAAAGGCTTAAACGCCCTTGGCGGTTAATTAAGGAAGCATCATGGGATTTGAACTTGATCGATTGATGAAGCAGTTTGGGGTGTCGACCCCGAGTTTGAATTACTCGGGTGCGGGGGTTCCCGTAGACCCCGGGGTGCGGCCCACCGAAACCGACACCCTCACTGGTGACGCGCTCGCCTCTGCCCAAACTAAGTACGACAATCTTTTGGCAAAGTACAACATCGACAAAGTCAACTACCCCGTTGACAAAGCCTTGTACGACACCTACAAGACCGAGTACCAGAACCGCATGCTTGGCACGCCTCAGTACATGCAAGCTCAATTCCAAACAGGTAATGAGCCTAAGTCTGCCGCTTTGCAATATGCAACCAGTCCTAGTGCTGGCTCTAACATGGGTCTAAAGCAGTTCAACCAAAACATCCAAAACTGGGCGGCTCAAAACCCAACAGCTAACACATCTGACATCAATGCTTATGCTGACAAGTATGGTATTAGCGCACAAGATATCTACAACGCTACCAACAATCGTTGGGGTAATGTCTTGCAAGTTCCTAAGTACGGAACAGCAGAAAGCCAAATTACAACGCCTGTAACGCCTGTAATACCTACAACGCCTATAACAACACCTATAGCAACGCCTATAACGTCAGTTACCCCGTACTCGCCAATCACGCCTTATGTGCCGCCTGTCGTAACTGATCCTGTCATCCCTGATCCTGTCATCCCTGATCCTGTCATCCCTGATCCTGTTATCCCTGATCCTGTACCCGATCCTTATCCTTACCCTGAGCCAGAGCCTGTGCCTGATCCTGTACTGCCTTGGGAGCCACCGCCTTATGTGCCTGACCCTGTCATGCCTTTGCCTGTCATGCCTAGTCCAGACGACGATTTTCCATCGACCACTAGAACAGGTGTTGTGGACATTACCGAGGTTGACCCTAACATTACTATTCCTGACACTATTGGCCCTAACAGAGCGGGCGGTGGTGACCTGCCAGAAGAGTTTGACAAATATCTGTCGCCTGAAACTCCTGCAATAACTACTAACACTCCTGTTGTAATAGACACTCCTACTGTAGTTGACACTCCCTTTGTAGTTGACAATCCTTTTATAGTTGACAATCCAATCGCAACTGATGACGGTACAACCAGCGGTATTCAAGGAGCTATTGATTCTTTAGATACTCTATATGAAGTCCAGCCTTGGGAAAATGTTGACAATTCAGGGTTTAGCTTTGGTTCTATGGCTGGGGACAATTCGTTCAACAGCGGTAACAACACATACATCAACCCTGTATCTGAGTCGCCTAGCGGCTTGCCAGATGCCTTTGGTTCATACCCTAGCGAATCAACATATATTAACGATAATGACTTCAGCAACCCTGCTGAATTTTTAAAGCCTGATTATTTTGGTGGCGCTGACGACTTTGGTAAATATGGCTTAGGTGTTAGCGATTTTGGCGGCGGCGGTGGCGGTGGTAAATTCTTTGACATGTATGACATGGCGAATTACGCTAAAGGTGGTCGTGTGAAAACTCATTTTCAAACTGGCGGCATTAATGGTGGCGACAGCATTGAAAAAATGGCTGAAAACTATGGCGTTACACCACAAGCTGACATCATGAGTTTCCAAGGCTCTAAGCTGTTCCCTATGGAAGTTCAGGCTCCTGCACCCGTTTCTAACCAAATGACTAGACGCGATGCTTACCCACCGACACCTCAATCGCCGATGGACGCTCGTGCTACTCAGTTGGACGCATTGCTCCAACGATATGCAGGTGATTCAACTGACTACAGTTCTGAACTTGCAGAAGCGCGTAAACGCTCCGATGCAGAGTCACTTGCATTCCAAGCAATGATTCAAAAGGCTATTAAAGGTTCCGCTGATGAAGCGCCTTCTAAAGCTGAAATGTATTTCCGTTTAGCTTCTGCGTTTGGTTCTCCTACTAAGACTGGTCACTTTGCGGAAACACTTGGTAATGTGAACAAAGAGCTTGCGGCTTATAGCAAAGAAGAGCGCGATGCTAAAAAGGCTCAGCGTGCACTTCAGTTGCAGATGGGTCTTAAAGGTCAAGAGATGCGTATGGCATCCGCTAAGGATGAACTTGCAACAATCAAAACCCTTGCGTCTGAGGGCATGAAGGACAAGAGGGCTATCACGACTGAAATTATTAAGGACTTTATTAAGTCTGGTGAGCCTGAGTCTGCGGCGGGTAAACAGGCGAAGGACGAGGGGTTGCGCCCCGGGACTAAGGAGTTCCAAGACCGTGTCAACGCAATTGCCCAGACTAGCGTCGACGCTAAGTTAGCTCAAGTTACAGCAACATTGGCAGGCATGAGCGTTCAACAAGCAAATGCAACTTTGGCACTTCAAAAGTTCCAAAACCAACAGGAACAACAAACTAAGTTGACTCCAGCAGAGGTTGCATTGAAGACTCAGACTGAAGACATGCTTGGCAGTACATCGCAAGCTATGGAAGACCTCAAGCGTGCTTATTCGTTAAATCCAAATACGTTTGATGCATCGTTGCCAGACATTACACAGCGGAAGATTCTTGAAGCGGCGGGTTCTAAAGACCCTAAGTTAGCGAATACTCGTGAGCAAATTAACTTGTTGGAGAAGGGCGCGTTGGCGCAGTTGAAGTCCACGTTCCCCGGGGCCATTTCCGATGCAGAAACCCGCACCCTCAAAGAACTCCAAGGTATCAACGCGAAGAGTATCGAAGAACGTGCTCGTATCATGAAGAATGCTTTCCGTGCTCTGAAGTCTATCGACGAGCGTAGCAAGCGCCGCCTCGATGAGATCAAGCGCGGTGTTTACAGAGACACAACTTCTAGCGCAACTCCTACACCAGAAGGACTTGAATAATGGCTGACTTAAATAATACGGCTCGTGGCAAGAAGCCACCTGTTAACCGCAAGGTTGGTGATGTTCGCGCCCTGCTTGGTCAAGGACTAGGCATGGGTTGGGGTGATGAGGGCGAGGCTTGGCTCCGCTCTAAACTTGGGAGTGGTAGTTATGAAGACAATCTGGCAAAAATTCGTGACGAGTATGCGAGATATTCTGCTGAAAATCCGTATGCGGCTGGGACGCTAGAGTTTGCGGGTGGGATGTTGCCTGCGGTGGGGATGATGCTCACCCCCGGGGGCCAGCCCGCCGCCGTTGCCCAAACAGGACGCGCCTCTGCTGGCATCCTCTCACGCCTCTCCCAAAGCCCCATGGCTCGTAGCATCGCCGCTGGTGGCACAACTGGTGCTGTTGCTGGCGCTGGCACAGCCACTGAGGGCGAGCGTGGCTCTGGTGCTGGCACGGGCGCTCTGATGGGCACTGCGTTAGGTGCGGCTATCCCTGTTGGTATGCGCACTGCTGGAAGTGGCTACAACTGGCTAAAAGAGCGCCTGATGCCTACTCCACAAGGCATTCAAGACAGAGCCTCAGCAAAGATGCTAGACGCATTGAAGCAGGCTCAGTTGACACCACAGCAGATTGAGGCTGTGATGAAAAAAGATGCAAGCATGCGCGTGCCTTCAACGGTGGCTAATGTTGATCCAGCGATGGTGGACTTGGCTGAGGCGGTGGCACAGCGAGTGGGCAGTGGTCGTCAAGTAATTGGTAAGAGGCTTGGTGAGCAGAAGGCGGGTATTCGGGAGCGGACATATGATCAGGTGAAGGCGGGCTTGAAGCCGGGGGACTACTACGCTGACGAAGACCGCCTAGTCAAAGAACTCCGCGACTTCGCTGGCACAGCCTACGACGATGCCTACAATGTTGGCAGTGTCAACGACCCCAAAATCATGACCATCCTCGAGCAACCCGAAGTCAAGTCAGTCTATGACCTTGCTCGACAGATTGCTAATGGTGAGGCCAATCTCGCCAAGGTTCGTGGTCAAGACCCAAGCAAGTTCAAACTCGAGCCTTTGTACATCGCTGATACAGAAGGAAACATTAAAGTTGCCTCAATCCCTGATGTGCGCACGCTTGACTACATGAAACGCGCCATGGACGCTATGGTCAAGTCAGGCTTTAGCTCTACTGATGCTACTGTCAAGACTCAAGCAAACACCCTCAAGCAGATGCGTAATGAGTTGCGTGACCGCCTGAAAACCGTGGTTCCTGAGTACGACACAGCGCTAACTAAGTACGCTGGTGACATGGAAGTTATTGATGCCATGAGAGCTGGTATGGATAAGTTCCGTGGCATGGATCACGAAGAGGTTGCTAAGCTCGTTAAGGGTATGTCTCCCTCTGAGAAAGAAGCGTTCCGCACTGGTGTGGCTCGTGACATCTATGGGCAGATCATGGGGCCAGCTTCTGTGCGTAACTCAGCGCAAAATGTTATTGGCTCACCTGAGATGCAACAAAAGCTCATGCCTTTGTTTGACAATCCTGCGCATTTTAATTTGTTTAAAGCGGCGCTTGAGCGCGAGTCTCAGTTGTTTAACCAAGCTAACAGCATATTGGCTAACTCGAGCACCGCTCGTCGTACCCAGATGAACCAAGCGCTTGAGGGTGACAACTCCATGGGTGAAGCTATCGGAAACGCCATTACAGGTGGTTTCTGGTCATCCCTGACTGGGCTGGCGGCTAAGGCGGCTAAGAGCACCACCATGACTCAGGATACGGCTGACAAACTAGCTGGAATGCTGATGTCTAACAACCCTGCTGAGGTTGCCGCAACTGTCAAGGTTTTGGAGGACTACGCCAAGAAGCAAGCTCCTCGTGAGGCAAGGGCAACCAAGGCTGAGATTGGCACGACAATGGGTACAGCAAGCGCTATATTCCCATCGCCAGCTCCACAACAAACAGCCCCTGATCTTGAGTCTGATATTCAATCAAGCCCAAATCGGATTAAGGGTGCTCCTGACATCGAAGCTGACATCGAAGCAGAATTAGCTAAAATGAAATAACACTTTTGCAGAGTGCCATTTAGCCCTGTTCACGCAGGGCTTTTTTTTACCTAAACCACAGGTAAAACCCATGCAAAATTCCAATGGGAAATAGCAGTGCGCCTGCTATCAAGAATCCCCACAGACCTTCTATAAAACAGGTAAACACATGGGTAAGCCATGCCAAGAAACAGATTATTCCAATAAAGTATCCCATTATTTTTCCTTATGTGGTGGAGGTACTAACCGCTCGTGCGCAAGCATGTTGCACGGCTTTCCCCCCGTTAATCAAAACGCCATGTCGTCGTCTTGTGGCAAACCTTGGTACTGCTCTTTAGGTTTTTGCTCAAACACTTGGAACCAGCCATCGTAATCTTTGGAGTCAGGGCGTGAGTCCATCTTGATTTTGATCTTGCCACTGTCTTCAATAAACAATGTGCCATGGTTTGACCAATAGGTTTTCTTTTCGCCTTTTACTTCGTATTCACGAGCCGCGAATTTGATGTCGTATTTCTTAGCCATTATTTGCTTTCAATGATTGATTGGATTTTTGCTACTTTTTCAGCGACTTCGCCGAGGAACTTGGTGACTTCAGCTTCCATCTCTGCAATGAACGCCTCATCTCTTGCCACTCTTTTTATAAACATTTGCGCCTTGGCTGGCATGCGTGGATCGAACACCACATAGTCACACCACTGGCGACCCGTGCAGGCCATCTGGAATTGCATCTGGGTGTAGTATTTGGATGCCACAGTACCTGTGAGCAAAACATCGATCATCGTGGCTGTATTAGGGCACTTGATCTCTATGAGTCCTTCATCCCCCACCAAGCCATCAGGAGAGGCTCCAGCCATCTCAATTGTTGGGTGGGATACAAACCCACACTCCTCGACCATAACGCCTTGTGTGGCTTCGTATTCTGCACGGGCATAGGGTTCCTGATCCGTACCCCACTGCATGGCGGCGTTGGTAAAGGACTCAGCCTGTGAGTTGGAGATGCGCTCCACCACGAGCTGGGCCATGTAGTTCTCGCGAGTTGCTGAGTAGCCTGTTTTGGTTTTAGCCATCAGGTCAGCGACACGAGAGGCGGTCACCTTGCCTAAGCGCAGGGCAAACCATTCGTTTGAGCGTTGTTCGATTTCAATCATTTCGGGCTTTCATCATTTCGTTTGCTAGGTCATATGCTTTGGCGGCAATGTTCTTTTGGTCTGCTTTTGTGCCGCTTGCTAGGTCACCGACCATGGCAAAGAGCGCATAGAAGTCACGCAAGGTCATTTGGTCGAGGGTGACAGGTTTTTCTTTTTTCATGATTTCAAACTTTCTTTTTTAGCTTTTTCAACACGGGCCTTCTTTGCGGCAATCACTTTGGCTTGCCAGCCTTGGTCACCCTTGCAGGCTTCGTAGGCTTGTGAGTAGGCTTTCTGCAACTCTTCTGAGTTGGCGCTGGCGCTGATGGCGGCAAGGTGGTCAGCCATTACGCTTTCAGAAACCTTAGACTCTGTCTTACGGGATGCGGCATTGCCATCGTCGTCTTCTGGAGCGATGCCACAAGCCGCCATGAGCGAACCCCTGCGGGCATAGGTCAGGGCGCTCATATAGCCCTGTGGATCGTTCTTGGCGGCAGGAAAGTACAGGCGACCACAGCTTAATGACTCGCCTGACTCGTGCAGGAACATTGTCTCTACGATCACGCCATCAGGGTGGTCATGGGTTTGCTGGATTAAGGAGATGCCATTGTTGTTAAGGCTGTCCATGACTGCTTCAACGCAAGCGGCAAGGTCAGCATACTTGGAGCGAAAGTGTGGGTTGACAGAGCTTTTGAGGGCAGGGCCAAAAGCCTTCTGTGCTTTGCAGAGCGCGGTAGCAATGTTTTTCATTTTTGTGCTTTCAGAATTTGCAGGTTGAGGACTTTGACTTGTTCTTGGTTAATTTCTAACTGGTAGCAAAGGTCACGGATCGTGCCTTGAAGCATTCCTACTTGGTAGGCTAAGCGGTCACGCGCATCTGCGTCTTGATAGGTCTTGGAGGCTTGCAGAGCGACTTGGCTGATGATCTTGTCGGCGTTCATTGTTCGATCCTTTTGATTTGTTTAGCAACTAACCAGTTATCACCTAAGCGGCGAATTGAGCGAACCCACTGACGCTGGTAAGAGCGAATGGTTTTTGGGGGCGCATCGTATGAAGCAAAGATGCGGCGCACATGTGACAAGACTTTTGTGTTCATGCTTTTCTCCATTCTTTAGCGCGTTCATACAAATTTTCTAAGACTAAACAATAGTAGTCAGCCATTTGCTCATCTTGTGCTTTTACATAAGCATCAAACTTTTTTTCAACATAACTAAACGCATGAGTAGGGCCATACTCAATGAGAAAGTCTCGTGCGGCATCTTTGATTGGTTTTAAATTTTTCATGATGTGTCCTTAAAACCAGCAAGCTGATTCGCTTGCAGTCATCTTGTCTTGATAGTAGTTCCAGCCAGCAACCCAGTCTTTAGATTGAGACTTGTCGCATGCCTCGCAAAAAGCGGCGGCATCAAAGCCAGAGCGGAATTCTTTGTTGGTGAAATACTTGTTCATGATGTGTCCTAGTGGGGGCCGAAGCCCCCTGTTGGTTTAGCCGATGATGAATTTCACATCAGCCACATCAAGGGCGTTTGCCAGACGACCGTTAGCGTTGATGCTGTACTCAATTTGCTCGATGGTAGGAGTCATGAGCATGGAGTAGTCAATGCCAGAGATGCATTGGTTCTCGCCCTCAAACCATGTGTAGGTGACATGGTTGCCATCGATGCTCTCGACGGTGTAGACCTGTGTTTCTGGATTGTCAGTAGCGACAACCAGCAAGCCTGCGCGGAAGTTTTGTTTTTTGATTTTGGCGTTTGCCATCTTAGTTTCCTTAAAAAGACCGCTTGCAAAATGCTACGGCATGGGAGTGATTGTATAGCAATCTAAACAGTTACAACAGGTTTTTACAATTATTTTCTAGGTGCTTACCCTAACTTCGGTAACAACTGATGAAATAATTTTTTTAGCCTCCGCAAAATATTCTGTATAGGAGGGCATTTTCCGTGCGATCTGAACGCCCAAGTCGGAACTGCTGACTGGCTCAAACTTCCAGATTTGAGATGGCGTTCCGCGCTTCTTGTCGCTCTGTGCCCAGCCATTTTTGGCGACACGCAAGAAGCCAACGGTTTTGCCATCGACTTGGACTCTGCGGCGCTCGCCACCGGGGAACTGCCCCCTGTCCCCAATTGAGTGATCCGTGTCAAACCAGTACGATTGATATTGAATTTTTTTCATGATTTCCCCTTTTATTAAACCGAAGCCATCTTTCTCCATGCTTGGGAACCCATCCAGCCCTTGAAGAATGTCTCACCCTTCTGGACTTTGTAGTACACCCGAGCGCCTTCGACTGATGTGCATGTATATGTCATGCCATGGCCTGTCTTTTGGTCGCGAGGCATGATGAACTCTGCTGGCTCTTTTTTGGAGACTTCTGTCAGAGCTGTACCATGGACTTTGTTAGCAGTTTCCTCGAGCATTTTGGAGAAGTCTTCACCAGCCTTAGCACGCAAGCGCAGGTTCCACTCCATGGCGTGCAGAGCGTGGCGCTGTTCCATTGATGTAGCGTCAGCAAATGCAACTTCGACTTTTTCTTTGAAGCTCACTGAGCGCATGATGGACACTGGCTTGATCTCGCCTGCTTTGACTTGGTCAGCCTTAGCCAACAGTTGAGGAATTTCTGCGCGGATTTCAGCAACGATCTTGTCTGCAACTTCGCGGCTCACTTGCATAGGAACATAATGCTGACCTGTGCATACACCTGAGAACCAGCCCATCTTGACTGTGTAGCCATGCTTGGACATCTTGCCATTGACGACAGCTTGCTGACGACCACAGCATTGGCAAGTACCACGGATTTGAGTTGCTTTCATGATGTTTCCCTTTTAAAAGACCCTATGCAAAATCGCTGGGGCATGGGTGCATTGTATAGCAAACTAAACACGAGCAACAACTTTTTTATTAGGACTTTCCCTTATGTTGCTTTAATGCAACTCGCAGTTTTTTGACTTGGTTATCACTGAGAGTCCCCCAGTAAGTTAGCTCGTGATACATGTTCAGAATGAACTGGTTGCTACCGTTGTAGGCTTCTAAATCGTTGATCAAGTCAGCGTGCTGGTCTTGCCACTGCTCGACATCTACAGAGTAGTTATTGGTTGGGGTTTGTGCAATTTTCATTTGGTAATCTCGATTAGTTTCATGCCATATGTGTTGATGCCTTTAGGGATAACTAAGCCTTCACGTTTGATGAGGGCGTTGTGTTTGAACACTGTGTAGTCCACATGGTGATGCCAGCGGTTAAACCTCCAGACGACCTCAGCCACATCAGGGTGCAGGCGCTCGATCATCTGAGACTTAGGCAGGGTTCCCTCCTTAGCGTAGAACTCGTCAGTGTTGCCACCTGCCATGGTCTGGGTGGTGGCCTTCTCCTGTAGGTATGCGTTGAACTGGATGGTGCACAGGCCAGCTTTGAGCGCTCTGATGGACAGGTCAGTATCTTCGTTGTAGCGGCCTCTCCAGCGCATTTGGAGGCTGTTATCAATGAGCAGGCAGGAGTAGATGCGGGTGTTCATTACGAAGGCAGGTAGAGGCTCTTTGGCCTTGGCAAAGAAGTCGTAGTTAAAGCCAGAGATGGCGACATTGGTGTAGCGGTCTACGAAGTCCTCAGCGGCCTTGAAAATAGTGCCAGAGGTCACCTTAACCATGAGGTTGCGGTTGAGCCTGTTGAAGCTTGCGATGTTGTCGTCCATGACCCAGTGGCGGGCGTGACCGAAGAGGATGCTGTGATCCCAGCAGAAGTTGCGAGCGGCCCCGGGGCCTTTTCCTCGCGCCTCGCCTTCATCATCACAAGTGTCATAGTCCCTCAAATATTTTTCAGGCAACACCAGCACCTTTGCAGGATCAATGACAGCGGCGTACTCCTCGCGCTCATGGGCCTCTACCACGATGTAGTAGGGCACATTGATACGGTCGAGTGCCTTGCTCGTCAGGCGCGTCTTCCAGCGCCCTTTAGACACGATGTAGATGGGGTACTTAGGATTCATCTACCCACCTCAAGTGCGATGCCCTGCGGAACTCAGCGTGCGGGAACCATAACGCCTTTTGTTTTGGCGTGATGACTTGCTCCACCAGCTTCGCAAACTCTTGCACATCCTCTTCATTCCTAAATCGGATATTGAGCACGCGAAAGGGTGTCAGGTCTTCTTGAAAAAACTCAGGCATGTCCTGCCACTCCTTACGCCAGTCAAACTCTTCGTAACCAAATAGATCGCTCATTCTGGAAACGCCTTGTCTACAAGTGCTTTGATCCTTTGGTTGCGCTCATAGTTTATGAATGCCTGTTTGACATAAGGCGCAACAATCCATGCGTATTTTTTCTTGCGTGCCATCATTGCCAAAGTGCGGTGGCGATTAGTTCTGACTTTCATGTTCTCTCCTGAATATCGTAAAACCAGTCATCTCCTGCTGACCACTTGCGTGTGCCATCTACTGTCCACAATCTGCGTGCGGCTTGGAAGTCAGGAAACTTTGTCTCTGAAGGAATCAAGCTCTGGTCGTACCACAAGCACCTGTTGTTTGGCTGGCATGCAAACTGACCATTGTCGAGCGCAATAAAGTTAAAGCTCTTGTGCTCTTCAGCTTGCTCTGTAAAGCCTGTGTCTACTTCCATGCCATCTGCGCAAAAGTCCACAGTAAACAAGTAGCGACCAAAGTGCCACGCCTTGTCTTTGCCTAAGAACTTCACGCCTAAGTTACGCAAGCCAATCTTTTCTACGATTGTAAAGCGGTAGCCCATGCAGTCCCACAACTGAAGGGTGTCGATTGGAAGGTTGCCAGCATCTTCATGCCACACATAAGCATGGATGGGTAGCTTGTCGTACAGAGCGCCATATGCAGGCAACAGGGACTCAATCCTGAACACTTGACCACGCAGGGCTTTAAGACTTACCCAGACTGCTGGCTCCAACTCGCCATGCCCTTTTTGGTCGTTGTATAAAAACTCGCGTTTTACAAAACACTTCATGGGTGGCAATGATGCAATGATGTAGCTCATGCTTGTCCCCTTGCTCGGATGGCGTGAGCACAATCCTCTGCATCGCGGGGCAAGTTGTGACGCTCGCTCGGATCAGCATCCATCCACTTATCCCACATTTCAAAACACAACTTTGCACACGCCTCACGCTCGGCTAAGCACCCTGCTTCAAACACTTCTTGGTACGACATAAACTTGCTTGGGTCAATGTTGGAAAGCGTGTGCTGTGCTACTAGTTTGGCAAAGGCTATAACGACTGGGTCATGCCAATTTGTATCGTGGTTTGGATTGTTACTGGCTACTTTCCACATGTGTTCAATTTCATTTCTTGTCATGCTTGCCCCAATGTTCTGATGGCTTCAGCACAGTCATATGCAGTGCCATCATCTTCCCAAAGGTCATCACACACCTTTGCACACGCCTCACGCTCATGCTGTGCTACCAGCTTGGCAAATTTCTCAAACTCTTTAATCCATGTCGAATGATTAAAAACAGATGATTTGAATCCAGCTTTTGTTGCCATTGCAATAATTTCATCTTGTGTCATTTATTTTTCTCCAGTAAAGCGGTTTGGATTTTGTTACCCCATTCAAGAACTTTGATCAAGTTCCAGTTAGAGCTACTTGCGTCAATGCCCAATGCGGCTTGAATCTCTTCGTCAGTTAGTGGCGTAAAGTTTCTTGGCATTGCGTTTAAGCCGCTGAGAAACCCGTCAGAGTAAGACTTCTTGAGTGCGTCTTCGATGGCTGTAGTAGTCATTTTTTTACTGTTCTCCATTGTGTTTTGGGTTGTTCAAAATTAGTGACAGAGGGCAAGGTTCGTGTAATGTAGAAATGGATTAGGAAACTGATTGTCTGGTTGTAGGTCATCTTGACTCCAGTATCAAAAGTCAAGCGATCCCTGATGTGCTCAATCTCCTCAGAGACTGGCATCGTGATGCGCTTAGTTTTCACTAGGTTCCCCTATCATGCGTTTAATGGTGAATAGGTCTTTGTGCTCTGGGTGACGAGCACGCCACAGGCGGGCATAGAAGGCTATGTAGTCGTTGCTGATCTTGAAGTCCTCACCTGTTGTCTCAAGGTAAACCTCCCACCTGATGCGGTTGATGATCAACCAATGGCTGACCTTCTTGCGACCAGTCTTGACCACCTCGAGAGAAAACCTCTCGAAGTATTCCCAGACCTTTGGGTTGGCTTTATGCCACTCCCAAAAGTCTTGTTTGCGTTCTTGAAAAGTTGCCATTTTTATTCCTATTAGTTAAGAATTAAACGACCAGTAAAGCCGCGAGACTTTAAACAATCAATTGCGTTTTGGATGGCTTCTTTACGAGAGTGACCAAAAAACACAGGAGGCACATTTGTGTTAGGCAAAGCGCAGTCAAACTCAATTACCCAAGCTGGTGGAACAGTGGCGCGAATGCGGGGGTTGTATTGCTCTTCTTGAAAATAGCAATCTGCTTTGAAAGTTTGTGACATTTGATTTCCCTTTTAAGACCCCTTGCAAAACGCTAGGGCATGTCGTGATTGTATAGCAATCTAAGCATGTTTAGCAATCTATTCATAGGTGTTTTCCCTAATTAAATAAAATATATT